TCTTTGTAATATTTTGGATAAAATCCAATCATCTCGGAATTTACTTTATCGCTCATTTTCTTCCGCCTACGTTCTAAAACGGGATATCGTCGAAATCATCAAAGCCCGGCGCCGGCTGCTGCTGACGCGGCTGCTGCGGCTGGGAATAGCCACCACCCGTATCCTGGTTGTAGCTGTCACCGCCGCCTGCACCACCGGCGCCACCACGGCCACCGAGCATCTGCATTTCGCTGGCAACGATTTCAGTGGTGTACTTGTCCTGGCCGCTCTGATCCTGCCACTTGCGGGTACGCAGCGCGCCCTCGACATAGACCTGGGAGCCCTTGCGCAGGTACTCACCGACGATCTCGGCCAGCTTGTTGAAAAACACCACCCGGTGCCATTCGGTGCGTTCCTGCATCTGCCCGGTGTTCTTGTCTTTCCAGCTCTCGCTGGTTGCCAGGGTCACGTTGGTCACTGCATTACCGGAAGGCATGTAACGCACCTCCGGATCACCGCCCAGGTTGCCCACCAGGATTACTTTGTTAACGCCGCGTGCCATTATTGGGCCCCTTTGGTTTGGTGTTTTAGGGTTTTCATTGCTGGTCTTTACTCATAGCTTTCGCAATCTGACTGAAGGGCAGGCGCATTGCTGCCAATCCAGCATTTCCGTTCAGGCTATCACGCTGAACCCATTTCTCGTGCCATTCATCTGCCTGAGCCGCAGCTGTGTCACGGTCCAAGCCACGGGCTCGCTCTCGCATATCTATGCTATTTCTTGCCGCGATTTTACTCACTCTTTTCAGTCCTACACCATGCTTTTCTGCGATAAGATAGCCAGTTAATATATTTTCGAGTATGTCGATAAGGATAGCATTCTCATTAGCGGGAAAGCGCGTCTTTGCCAGGAATGCCTGCACTCTGTCTGCCCTGGCGCGGAGCTGAATGCCATCATCAGACGCGACACTCTCAATAGCGTGCAGGCTCAGACCGTACTTGTCCGAAATCTTCTGCAAGCTAAGCTCGTCCCGATGTAGGTCTGAAATTATCGCATCGCGGTTCGGTTTTATCTTTTCGAGCATTCTAGCGTGGCGCGCTTCATTCAGTGATTTTGTGCCTTCCCATTGTGTCATAACTCACTCCAGCGCTGGCAAGTTCGTTACTTGCGTAACCAATTATCTTCATGATAAATTCAGCCAATTTGGAATTATCATTTCTTGTTCTGCTTTATATTCTGTCTTTTCTAATGATGCGCCTAAAACTTCCTTCTTCATAAGATCTCGCATATGCTCCATCATTGCTTTGCTCAGTTCTTCATGTTGTTCGTCTTTTCTTTTTATATTCTCAACAACAGCACCCTCTATATCTGCGCTGACAACATGGCAATGAACTACACTATCTTGGCCAAACCTCCATTGCCTACGTATTGCCTGATAGTACTGCTCCCAGCTATCAGAAAGCCCAACAAAAACAGAATTATGGCTGGCCTGCATGTTTAAACCAAAACCGGCAATTTTACTCTTGCTAACAAGTGCCTTTACTTTTCCGTCACAGAAATCTAACAATGTTTTTGATTTATGCTCTGGACTATCCGATCCTTTGACCTCAATAGCGCCATTAATCATAGATGACAATAAAGCCGATTCGTCGTTTAGATGACACCATACGGCTACAGGGCTATCGATAGCATTAACTATCTCTGCCGCTTTCATGCATCTAGCCTCAACAGTATCTCGACGAGCCCTGTTCCTATCAATAAGTGACATTGCCGGCTCTACAAATAACTGCCCATTTGTCGGATCAGTCTCTATGACGTGCGCATGATATTCAATTGGCGGCAAATCATAGCCCTCAGAATCAAAGCCAAGATCAGAAGGCGAACTCATGAAAACGCACCATGTACTAAGCCATTTCCAAAATTTTGCTTTACCATGATGCTTAAGTCGCCAGTCGCCAGTTCCACCCGAAGTGTCGTGAATGAAGAACATGGCAAGCATTTCTAACTGAGACATGATCCCAAGAAATTCGGATTGCGTTCCCAGTTCCATGAAATCGTTGGGTGACGGGGTAGCAGTACAGCTGAGCCGGTACGGTGTTTGGCAGAAATACTCAGTTATCATCCGGCGCATCTTGCCATCCATAGATTTTAGGATGCTGGATTCATCCAGCACTACGCCTGAAAACGACTCTGAATTGAAATGATGCAGCTTCTCGTAATTGGTTATGTAAACGCCCGGACCTGTTATTTCTGACTCCCTAGCAACGAATTTAGCATTCAGGCCGAACTTCGACGACTCGCGCTCAGTCTGGTGAGCGACAGCAAGTGGCGCTAATACGATCACATAGCCGTCTGTATGCCTCTGAACTTGATCCGCCCATGTTAATTGTGTGATCGTCTTTCCAAGCCCGGTGTCCATGAATACGCCGGCTCGTCCGCGTCTGCATGCCCATGAAACTACGGCGGATTGATGCGGAAATATCTCTGTTGGATATGCTTCGACACTTGGATCAAAACCGGCATTGATGGCTTTGGCTTCCTTTTCAGAGATGAATAATGAATAATCCACTGTCATTCCCCAAACATATCATATTGACCTTTAGATGCCTGCTCCATATTCCTGCAAGCCAATTTGAAATAACTTTCTTTAAGCTCAGCCCCGATAAATCTCCTGCCCATTTTTACTGCAACATAACCCTCAGATCCGATGCCCATGAATGGGGACCATACCGTGTCATCAGGCATGGACCATAGCTGTATACAGCGCTCGATAACACCTAATTGTAGGGCACAGATGTGCCGCTCATCATCACTATCTCTACCCTCTCGATAATTGAGCGTATCCTGCTGATTGATATCCATCCATATAGGCGAGGCATAGCGCTGCCAAATATCTATCGGAGTGGCATTTTCATTAGCCACAACGTAGGCGCATCGGTTGTCGTCATATTCAACGCATTTGAAATTTGCAGGCGGCGCGTCGCCGACATAGTGATCCAGAGCACCTTCTATAGGTGTATCGTTTTCGCCCAGCTTTCGCATAATTACGATTGTATCGGGTATACCTTGGCGGCTCATACTGGAGTCTTTTTTGATCGTCTTGTGCAGCAACCCAAGCGCCTTTGTGCGCTGCATAGCGACAACTGGATCTTTCCAAATCACTACTTCTGAGTGATAAACAAAACCGACATCTTGATAGGCCCGGATGATTTCGCCCCTGAAATCACGAATGCCAATATAACCGTGATTCTGTTTGCTTGTCGGCAGGTTCATGCAATGTATGGCAACCAGCCTACCGGTCTTCATAACTCGATGCTGTTCGGCTATCAGGTATTTGTAATGCTGCCAGAATTCGCCGGAATTTTTGGAGTTACCCATATCTCGGTCGGAGTTTGAATATGTGAACAGCGTCTCGAAAGGAGGACTGAAAACCGAAAACCCCACGGAATCATCTGGTAATCCTCTAGCGACTTCAACGGTATCGGCATGATAAATTGCATACTTATCATTGATTACCTGATTAATTACTTTCACTGTTTTGTTCTTCCTCTGCATGCTTCAAATTGGCCCGATGCTCGCGATACATCTGAGTTAGCGTCTGCCGTTCTTCTGAGCCTTCCTCATATGCAGCGGCCTTTACGGTCCACGCTGCAAGCTCATGATCTGACTTCAGGCTGTAAAGCTCCGTCAGTAGGTCTTCGACAGCCACAGGCTTCGGTTGTTCCTCTACCTCGGGCTTGGCCAACTTCGCAGCGAGTGATGTTGCGCGTCGTGGCGTTACATCGCGCTCCTGTTTGAAGTCATACATCACATTACCGGCATCCAGCATCTCCATGATTTCGCTGCTGTTCGGCAATCGTCTAGCAAGACGATGCAGTGCAGACTTGAGTGCCATTCGATCAAACCAGTCCTTCCACGGGCCTTTGTCTGGTGTCTTGCTTGACTGGCGCACTCGATCCACGTCTTCCATACTCATCGGTTCTACCATCGTTTCGCCTGACTTGAGCTTGGCAATGGCATACACGAGTTTCATTGCCCCGCGATCTTCCATAAAGTTCGGAACGTGGTTCAGATGCTCGCCGTCTTCGTCTACCCAGTATTCAAATCGATCATTCTGATGCACGGCGCGGGCGGTGATAGTCGCAATCTCACCGGACTGCCTGGCGCGTTTCAGGACGCCATCGACCATAGGCATGTATTGGACTTTCTTAACCCATTGATCGCGGCCTGATTTGGTACTGAAGACTATCAGCGCCGCTTCCTTGTTGTCAGGCATCAGCCCGTCAATGGCGCATTTTTGAAGCGACATGAACAGGCTTTGTTTGTCGGCTAGCAAGATGTCCGGATTGGTTGTCGCGGCCACTACAGCGGCCCTTGTGAAGCGCTCCACAGGCATATGGGCCGGTAACACTTCCTTTATCATCGACTTGTGCTGCTCAAGGTCGCCCTTGAACTGATCTATTGGCATTAGGTTTGTCACGGTTGTTCCTCAGTATTTACGCGGCGTTATGGTTCCGACATGCAGCCAGTCGTTTTGTTCACGGCAATCGTGATACGTTTGCAGATCGCGACGGTACAGGCTATGCCCGCCCAAAACATTTCCCCATGGCATATCATGGTCAACCATAAATTCATCGGCAAGATCATCAACGCTAACCGGATAACGCCCCAACTCGATAGTGGATGACACGCGCAGAAACCAGAATTTTGGTTTCACGCCGAAATGTTTTTCGAACCCATCGCAATACATGGCCTGCTGTACGTGATACCTGTAATCCCGGACGCTGTAGTGGAATTTATCGAATGCCGCTGTCTTTTTAACATCGACAATAATTGGCTGATCGTCTACCCAGATATAACGATCTGGTCTACACTTGCACTGCCTTCCGGTCTCAGGGTCAGTCCAGAATATGGATGATTCGTTGCGGCCATCCTGCTCGAATATCCACCGTGCCATAGGGTGCGCCATGACAGATTCTCGCATCATCGTGAGACGACGCATTGTGTCGGAATCCAGTACGCGATTGCCACTTCCTTCGACTTCGGCGCAGAATTCGACCCATTCTGCTTTGCCATCTTTTGTGCGCCGATCAACTTCAGGTGCAACGACAAATTCATCTGCGAATTTTTCTGGCTCAAGCAGCAGCATGTGGATTGCCGTACCTTCATCCAGTGCCGCAGTCTTGCTATCGTCTCGCGGCGCATCCATCGCCCACTTGTAATACGACGGGCTGACGGCTACCAGATCCAGCGCACTTTTGCTGATACCTGGCGAGCGGTGGTAGTCGTGGTTTGACATATTTACGTATAGGCCGGGGTCTACGTGTGCGATCATTCCTCACCACCCCGCTCCGGCTGCCACTCCAGCGCCAACAGTTCGGCGCGCCGGCCCTTGATGTTCCCCATAGCCTCATCAAAACGGGCGCGGACAGCGGTTTCCTGATTTTCCAGTTGGTCCAGTTCGGCCTGTACCGGATTG